CAAAATATTGCTTGTGGATTCAGCGGAAACTTGCCTAGTGCGCTTTTGATCCGTGATGCGGAAGGCAGTAACTCCACAACCATAAACTCATCTCATTACCTGTTTACAAGTGACGGGATAAAAAATTCCGGCGTTGCTGGTTACGGCGAAGCCTTGTTTACGACCCCCGGAACCCATAGTTGGACTTGTCCTTCTGGGGTTACCTCGGTTTCCGTTGTCTGCGTTGGCGGCGGTGGGGGCGGCGCTGGTGTCGCTGGCTACGGTGGCGGCGGTGGCGCACTGATGTATCGAAACAATGTCTCTGTCACGCCGGGAACAAGCTACACCGTGGTAGTTGGAGAGGGCGGGGTTGGAGAAAACTGGTCCGCAAGCCCTATAGCGGCTCCCGGCGGCGACTCGTATTTTGATAGCTCAACAAATAGGGCTGGCGGCGGCGGTAGCGGCATGGATACCGCCGGAAACCGAGGAGCCGGAGGTATTCGCACCGGAGGAGACGGCGGCGGCAATGGCGGCGATTCCGGTTTTGGCGGCAGAACAAACGGCGGCGGCGGAGCGGGCGGATATAGCGGCGATGGCGGTGACGGCGGAGATGCTTCTACTCCTAACGTGTTCGTGACAGGCGGAGACGGCGCTGGCGGCGGTGGTGGTGCTGGTGGTAGTCAGCCAATGTCAGGGTATTACAGCAACAATGCTCACGCTGGCGGCGGCGGAGTGGGCCTGTATGGAGAAGGCGATAGCGGCGTGGGCGGATTGGGCGGTAGCGCAAGCACAGCCGCGCAGGGAGGCAAGGGTGGCTCCGGAGGCGGCGACGGAACTCCGCTTGTGGTCGCCACTACACTCTACAACTCAAATAACGGGACTAGCTCAAACGGCGGATTGTATGGCGGCGGCGGCGGTGGCTCTGGAAACTCAGGCTCTGACGGCTGGGCAGGACAGCCCGGAGCGGTACGGATTGTTTGGCCGGGGAATACACGGTCCTTCCCTTCAACCAATGTGGTTCAGGACGACTCCGATCAGGGATTCCCAATCAATACAACTACAGACGGCCCTGTAACAGGCGATTGCATTGGTGCTTACTCAGGCGGATTTCAAATTAAAGAAGAGCCTAGTTTTGCACTAAACACTAGCGGAAGGCGGTATGTCTTCATTGCGTGGGCATAATTGAGAGGAATTTATGTATTTTCACCTGACTGAAAACAGAAAGATCACAGAGGCCGAGCTTCGTGATCGCCACAAGAATGTTTCACTGCCCAAGGTGTGGAAGAGTGATACGTTAAGATTTTTAGGCGTGACGGAAATCGTCAGCACAACGCCGCCAACCCCCGGAGAAAACGAAAAAGTTATTTCTGCCAATCCGGTTCTACATGACGGGGTTGCCAGAGAGGTTTGGCAGGTAGTGCCGTTATTCACGGAATACACGGATGGCGACGGAAATACCGTGACAGTTCAGGCCCAAATGGACGCAAAGAATGCGGCGGAAGCCGCAGATAAGGCGTTAGGGGCAAGAAAAGAAAGGGACGCACTGCTTGCCGAAACTGATGGTCTTGCTATTGGCGCGCTAGAGACAGGAGTCGCTTTGTCCGACGAAATGCTTGCGTATCGACAGGCTTTGAGAGACGTGCCGCAACAGGAAGGGTTCCCGTCCAGCATAACGTGGCCCACAAAGCCGTAAGGGGTTTTTAATGGCTCTTATTATTAAGGACAGGGTAAAGGAAACCACCGCCACGACAGGGACAGGCCCGCTGTCTTTGGGCGGGGCTGAGTCGAACTTTGTTGCATTTTCCTCTGTCTTGTCTGACGGTGACACCACCTACTATGGAATCGTAGACGCAGGGAACACGGCTTTTGAGGTCGGGCTTGGAACCTACACTGCAAGCGGCAACACGCTGACAAGAACCACTGTATTTGCAAGTTCAAATAGCGGCTCGGCAGTTGATTTGCAGTCTGGTAGCAAGTTTGTTTTCTGCGCCTACCCTGCGGACAAGGCTGTATTTGAGGACGCAAATGGGGCGATTGTTGTTGATGACAACGTCACCATACAAAGCGGTCTGATAGACCTCAAGAATGACGGCACGGTATCTCGGATTAGGCTTTATTGCGAAAGCGCGAATGCTCATTTTCAGACGCTGGAGGCGGCTCCTCACAGCGAAGCCGCAAGCAATACGCTGGTTCTGCCTTCCGCAGGAAGCAACCTAATCTCAGACACGGCGACTCAAACGCTGACAAACAAAACACTTACGTCCCCGAAGATAAACGACAGCACAGCGATTACGGCAACGGGTACGGAGATCAACTACCTAGATATCACTGCTCTAGGCACGTCAGAAGCATCTAAGGCCGTGACAGCGGACTCCAGCGCAAAGGTTAAGTTTATTGGCACCACCTCTGTTGCCGAAATGATTGAGAAGGTGACGATTGATACGTCCACCACAGGGACTATCAACTTTGATTTTCTGACTCAAGCGGTCCAGTTTTTCAACACCAACCAGACAGCCAACAGAACGATTAACTTTCGCGGAGACGGCTCAAACTCGCTTGACAGCATAATGGCTGTGGGTGAAAGCATGACTGCCGCAGTGTTGATGACGCAGGGCGGTACGCCGTATTACCTAAACACATATCAAGTAGACGGGTCCGCCGTTACCCCAGAATGGTCAGGAGGAACTGCGCCATCGTCAGGCAATGCATCTTCCATTGACGCCTACACGTTCACAATTATCAAAACAGCAAGCGCCACGTTTACTGTCTTGGCTAGCCAGACGCAGTACGCATAATGCCCCTTCTTTCCACGATAGGCGCGGCGTCTTCCAAGGGTTTTTCCTCTGGAAGCAGACCGCCTACAGCTAGGTTTTTGATAATTGCTGGTGGTGGGGGTGGAGAAAGCGCGGCCCCTAATAGCACGGCTAATGGTGGCGGCGGCGCTGGAGGTCAGCGCGAGTTTGAGGATTTTGCGCTCACGCTTGGCACTACATACACCGTCACGGTGGGCGGCGGTGGTAGCGCAGGGGCTAACGGGTCTTCTTCTTCAGCTTTTAGTTATCCCACAACGGGTGGTGGAGCAGGAAGAGGCGGAACGGGTTTATCTGGCGGTTCTGGCGGCGGTGGCGGCGGTGCGCTTGGAGGGGGCGATCCCGGCGGCTCAGGAAATGCTGGCGGCTATAGCCCCGTGGAGGGGTATGCTGGCGGCGCAGGAAACGGCGGTAGCGCTTCAGGATGTGGCGGCGGTGGTGGTGGTGCAGGCCAACAAGGATTCCCCGGAACCGTTGAATCAGGCACAAGCAGAGGCATTGCCGGTCCCGGAGGACAGGGGCGAAATAGCGACATAACCGGCTCATTCGTAAGAAGAGGTGGCGGTGGCGGTGGCGGTGGTTCTTTTGCTGGCTACAACGCATCAGGCGGCGCTGGTGGCGGCGGTTACGGCGGCTATCCTCTTTTTAATGCGGCTAGCGGTCAATCACAAACCGGAAGTGGTGGTGGCGGTGGTGGCCCAGACGGGGTTAACGGAAGCTCAGGAGGCTCGGGCGGTAGCGGAGTAGTCATTATAAGGAGCACTGTACAAGCCACTGCAACCACAGGGTCTCCCAGTGAGACAACGGTTTCTGGGGATTACCTTTACACGTTTTCTGGCTCTGGGAGCATTACGTTCTGATGGCGCATTTTGCTGAATTAGACTCAAACAGTGTAGTGCTGAGAGTTGTGGTTGTAGCCAACGAGGAGCTTCTTGATGAAAATGGCGACGAGCAAGAATCGCTCGGGGTTGCCTTTTGTGAGGAGCTTTTTGGTGGCGGGACGTGGGTCCAGACTAGCTACAACGGCAACATACGCCGCGTTTATGCGCCTGTCGGGGCTTTATACAGGACTGATGTAGACGCTTTTCAGACTGCACAGCCTTTCCCATCTTGGGTCTTTAATGACACGCTGTGGGAGTTTGAGGCTCCTGTTCCGATGCCCGCTGGAGACGGTCCTTATCGATGGGACGAGGAGACAACTAGCTGGCAGTTGATCGGCGGATAGCACAGTGGACCCGTTGAGCTTGGTGGCAATGGCTTCGACCACCTTCAAGGGATTGCAGGTGCTGGTTAGTAAGGGTGCCGAAATAGAGCATGTGGCGCAGAAGCTGGGCCATTGGTACACGCTGGTATCTGACATCAATCAGGCCGAGCGCGAAGCGGAAAATCCGCCTCTTTTCAAAAAGATGTTTGACGGCTCTTCTGTCGAGGAGCAGGCGCTAAATGCTGTTATTGCCAAAAAGAAGATAGAAGAGCAGAACAGGCAGATCCGCGAACTGATCATGTACGCATACGGCGAAGAAACCTATCGCGAAATGCTACAGATGCGTAAGGACATCAGGGCCAAGCGGGAAAAAATGATTTACAAACAGCGACGTAGACAGCGTCGTATGCTTGACGTGTCAGCATTAGTAATGGCGCTTATTTTTTCTGGTGGCGTCATTTATTTCACAGCAACCCTCATTCAATCACTAAGGAGCGCGTAATGCGTAAACTACTTGCACTGTCTGTTTTGTTTTCTTTGGGCGCATCGGCGCAAACCGTCATCAACTACGAAGACGGGTCTACTTATACGCTTTCTGACGGCGAAGAAATATACGTCAGCACCGAAAACAGTGCTCTTTTTAAGCGTCAAATAATGAGAAACAAAGACACATTTTTTCGCGTACAGAAGCCTTGGGCCAAGCGCGATTACGTTTCACAGCCTACAGACGGGTTGCAACCCGGCTCACATGAATGGTGTGTCGCATACGTTCCGTGGAGCGAAGGCTTTACGTTTGGTATGCAGACTTGGCAACGGGCGTGTGACACCAACAGTGACGGCGTATACGACGAAAACGACGACGGCTGGGAAGGCTAAGTAGCATATACACGCCAGTGGAGGTGGTAATGGATCAGGGCATGATTAACACAATTATCACCCTTGCTGGCGGTATTTTTGGCTGGTTGCTCAAGACGCTATGGGACTCTGTGCGCATGCTGGAAAGGACAGACGACATGATCCTCGAAAAGGTCAACAGGGTTGAAGTTTTAGTCGCCGGGGAGTACGTCCGCCGCGAAGAGTTCCAAGACGGTATCCAGCGCCTTTTTAGTAAGCTGGATCAAATAGAGGCCAAGATCGACCAAAAGGCGGACAAGCAGTAAGTTATGTTTGGCATTACTGGATTTTCCGCCGCACCGTTTTCGGACTCCGGAGGTCCGGGGACTTTTATTGTTGGCGTTTCGGCGACTGGCGCAGTTGGTTCTGTTTCAATTAATGGTGAAGCCGACGCAATTGTCACTGGATTACAGGCCGTCGCCGAGACAAGTGGCGTCGTATTCAATGAATCCTTTGATGTAGGGGGCGTGTCCGCAACCGCGTCAGTAGGCTCCGCAGAGGCGTCTGTGCCGGTTTCAGTTTCCGTGACCGGATTGTCAGCCTCCATGCCGATGACCACTCTGGACGAGGGCGGTTCTTTGCTGGGCGGGCTGGCGCTGGCAGAAGAGCCAATTGCATCATTGGGTGACGGAGAGCTTGGGCTTTCATTCGTCTTGGGGGCGGTTGCAACCCTATCTGGCCTTGAGGCGTCTGCGGCTGTCGGGGGCGTGTCGGCAATTGGAAGCGCAGTCGCCGCGGTTACTGGGCTTTCTGCCGCAGGCTCCGTGGATAGCGTCAGCGTTATCGGGGAGGCCAACGTCAGCCCAACAGGGCTAGCCGCTACAGGCACTCCGGGCGCCGTCACGGTTGTCGAGGGGACGGGCCTTAATGTCGCGATCACATCTCCAAGGTTGCAGGGTCAGGTCGGCATTGTCGCGCCAAACGCGCAGATAAAGGTGTTCTTGACTGGTGTTGTCGGCACGGGCGAGACATCAGGGGCGTCTGTTGTTTCGTGGAATGAAATTATTGTTAACCAAGACCCGAATTGGGTTGAAATTGCGGCGTAGGGGAAACCATGCCTAGCACATACACAACAAATCTCGGCATTGAGAAAATCACAACCGGCGATCAAGCCGGCCTGTGGGGTGCCACCACAAACACGAACTTTGACATTATCGATCAGGCGGTCAATGGCATCCTGTCCCTCACCTTGGCCTCAGCGGGAAGCTCTGGCTCGCCAACAGACATCCCCGTTACTGACGGCGCGGTGTCCAATGGCCGGAATAAGTTTATTGAGTTTGTGGATGGCGGCGATCTTGGCGCAACGGCGTATGTGCGACTGACCCCTAGTGACGCAGAAAAGATTATGTTTGTCAGAAATAGCCTGTCTGGGGGCAGAGCGCTGATCCTGTTCCAAGGGACTTACAGCGCATCGAACGACTTTGAGCTGGCAAACGGCAAAGACGCGGTCCTCAAGTTCAGCGGGGCCGGGGCGGGCGCCACGGTGACTCAAGTGTTTGTGGATCTTGTTGCTGACAATTTAACAGCAAGCGTGACCGGAAACCTGACCGGAGACGTGACGGGAAATGTTACGGGAGCAGTGACCGGAAATGTGACTGGCAACCTGACAGGGAATGTGACCGGCGATGTTGCCGGCAACGTGACGGGAAATATCACATCGACTGGCGCGTCGTCTTTTAACAATGCAGACATCAACGGCGGAGCAATTGACGGGACTGTCATTGGCGCAAACTCTGCCGCCGCCGCCACGTTCACCAACATTACAGCCTCTGGCACATCAACCCTGACTACGGTAGACATCAATGCCGGAGACATTGACGGCACAAACATTGGCACGTCAACCCCCGGCGCAGGCACTTTCTCGGCGCTAGTCACCACTGGGGACAATGTGCGTATCGATACATCGCAGACCCCAGCAAGCTCCTCAGCATCTGGAACGGCAGGGGAAATCGCGTGGGACAGTAACTACATATATGTCTGCGTAGCAACCAATAGCTGGAAGCGCGTGGCGCTGTCGGCATTCTGATGGATGCATTCAGGGTAATGACCGGCGTTTTGCTGATGACGCTAGTGCTTATCTTTGCGTCCTGTACCGTTATATCAAGCTCCGATCCGGAGTGGGAGTGGCCCCATGATTGAAGCGCTCATCGCCCCAGTAGCGGGCTTGCTGGACAAGTTCATCCCTGACGCGGACGAGCGTAACCGTTTGGCCCATGAAATAGCCACAATGTCCACCCGCCATGCGCATGAGCTTGCAAAATCACAAATTGAGGTTAATAAAGCCGAGGCGGCACACAAGTCTATGTTTGTTGCCGGTTGGCGCCCGTTCGTCGGGTGGGTTTCTGGAGTGGCCCTTTCATGGCACTTTATCGGCCAACCATTGGCTGTTTTTGTCATTGCGTATACGGGCATAGAGACCCCGACGCTACCGGCATTCGATATGGATAGCCTGCTTACTGTGCTTCTCGGAATGTTGGGGCTCGGAGGTTTAAGGACGCTCGAAAAGACCAAAGGGGTAGCAAGGGAGAAATAGTTATGCTTGACCCGATAAAGACCGCAGGGAAACTCTTTAAGTCCCGCGTCATGCACCTTACTGAGTGGGAGGCGGGCATTCTTGTTATATCCGCCGTTGCACTTAACATTATCCTGATAGCGGCGTGGGCGATCTGATGATCACGCCAGAAGGGCTGGACCGTTGGCGAATCCTGCCAAGACTACTCATGATCACTATGCTGGTGATGACGTATCGCGTGGTTGAGTGGTTTATGCAAATCCCCGCTGATCAGGTTTCGATACCGCAAAGCGCCTTGGTGTCCGTAATGACAGGTGCGCTAACGGGCGCATTCGGCCTGTATCTTGGCAATGACAAGTCAAAAAATGACTAACTTTAAGTATTTCAATCTGTCCGACTTTAACTGTCAGGAAACGGGTGAAAACGAGATGGACCTTGACTTCATCAGGGATCTGGACGAGCTACGGGAAACGTGCGGGTTCCCGTTTATTATCACGTCAGGCTATCGGTCACCCAGACACAGTATCGAGGCCAAGAAGGAAAAGCCGGGGATGCACGCCTACGGCATTGCGGCAGACATACAGGTTAGGGACGGCCATGAGCGCATGTTGATTGTCTGGAAGGCCATAGAGATGGGCTTCAACGGAATCGGCGTGGCCAAGACTTTTGTCCATGTGGACAGGAGAAATTCCACACCAGTTATGTGGGTTTATTGAGGGACTACAGTGGCGCTGACTAAGATTGCCTTCAAGCCGGGAATAGACAAAGAAGGTACAGAGTACAGCGCAGATTCCGGCTGGTTTGATGGTGACAAGATTCGATTCCGAAAGGGGCGTGTTGAGACCATCGGGGGCTGGACTAAATATGTTAGCACGCCGATCAAAGGTGTGGCTAGGTCGCTGTTTGACTGGGGATCTGCTGTTGGTAACAAGTATCTAGGAATAGGCACAAACCTCAAGTTTTACGTCGAGATTGGCGGCGTTGTTTCTGACATAACACCCATAAGGGCGACTACAGCCGCAGGGGACGTGACTTTCGCCGCGACTAACGGCTCGTCTACGCTGGTCGTAAGCGATACGGCGCACGGCGCTGTGGAGGGGGACTTTGTCACCTACTCGGGCGCGGTCTCTTTGGGCGGCAATGTTACTGCTGACGTGTTAAACCAAGAGTACCAGATTGACCTAATCGTCGATGACGACTCATACAATATCACTGCAAAAGACACCAGCGGGATTACGGTCACGGCGGACGCTAGCGATACCGGCAATGGCGGAGCGTCCGTTGTCGGCGTTTATCAGATCAACACCGGCACCAATTTCTATGTGGACAGTACGGGCTGGGGTGTAGGCGGCTGGGGTGTCCCCGCATTTGGGGAGTCTGTAGACCTGACAGTTTCAAACCAGCTCCGCCTGTACAGTCAGGATGCATTTGCGGATGACCTGATCTTTAACCCTAGAGGCGGCGGCGTCTATTACTGGGACGAAAGCAATGGAACCTCCACAAGGGCCATCCCGCTTTCTTCGCTTGGGGGCGCCTCCAACACGCCTACATCCGCGTTGCAGGTGATGGTCTCTGACATTGACCGGCATGTTATTTGCTTTGGGTGCAATCCGCTCGGCTCATCCAGCATTGACCCCCTGCTGATCAGGTGGTCAGATCAGGAAAATGCGGGAGACTGGACGCCTACTGCGACAAACAGCTCAGGCGGTCAGGTTCTGTCAACAGGCACAACAATCGTCGGCGCAATCAAAACAAGGCAGGAAATACTGGTCTTTACTGACGTGGGCATACAGGCGATGCGTTTTGTGGGCGCCCCGTTCATCTATTCATTTTCGCCAGTAGCGGAGAATGTCAGCATTATCTCCCCCAAGGCAGGGGTTGCGGCGGCTGACGCGGTATTTTTCATGGACCGAGAAGGGTTCTATGTCTACCGAGGTGCGGTACAGCGACTGCCATGCTCGGTACTGGATTACGTCTTTTCAAATCTACAGTTTGACCAAAGATTTAAGATATACGCAACGACTAATCCTGACGATTCTGAGGTAACATGGCATTACCCGGTTGGTGACGCCAGTGCGGATATCACCAACTATGTTACATATAACTATTTAGAGGATAACTGGACAATCGGAACACTGGACCGGGGGGCATACATCCATGCTCCAACGAAAGAGTATCCGGTTGCGGCGTCAAACAGCCTGTCAGACATAGACAACAACTTCCTGTACCTGCATGAGTTTGGGCACAGCGCTGACGGGGAACCTTTGAACGCCTTTGTAGCTTCTGGGGGAATTGGCTTGGGCGATGGCGAGTCATTCATGTCGATGAGACGGGTTATTCCGGATTTTACCTTCCGGGGCACAACCTCTGCCGCAGACTTGTCGATGGAGATTCTTGGCAAGGATTTCCCGCTCAACACAGAAACAGTGCTGGATACAGCATCAATAGATAACACCACGGGCCAGTATCATTTGCGAGCCAGAGCTAGAGAAGTGATCGTCAAGATCAACACGAATGGCTCGGATTACGGCTGGACGCTGGGAGATTTGCGCTTTGACATACGCACGGACGGTCGCCGCTAATGCCTAGATATACGACATTGCCGGTAGCGACCCGCGAATACGAGCAACAGAACGAGCAGGTCGCCCGCAGGACGATAGAGCAGTCCTTGCAGGACATCTCCAGCACGGTGGAAGGCAATACAAACAAGACCAACAAGGACTCATCACTGGCTTTGCGCCGTTTTCAGTTCCTGTTGATGGGGGCGAGCAGTGGCTGACGTAATCAAGGTATTGGGTCAGTCGGCTCCCGCGGCAACCACGACGACTACGTTGTACACGGTGCCGAATCTCAATCAAACCACCGTTAGCTCGCTGGTTATCTGCAACAGAACAGGCGGCGCCCTCACTTATCGCGTGAGCGTGCATGTTGCGGATGCGGCGGCTGACAATAAGCAGTATCTATATTACGACAAGACCCTTGCGGCAAACGAGACATTCTCTGCCGTGCTAGGGCTGACTCTCAATCAAAGCGACGTGGTCAAGGTGTATGCGAGTAACACCGGCCTTAGCTTTAACATGTTTGGTGTAGAGACAAGCTAATGAATCAATACCCAGCGAAACCGATAATGGACGAAATGGCGAAGTATGGCCGCTATGGCGATACCATGCTGGTCCATATGAACCCCGTGGAAGTAGCGGGGATTGCGTCCTTGGTTCCCGGCGGCAAGCTGACCACAAACCCTGTCACAGGACAGCCAGAGGCGTTCCTGCCCCTGCTGTTTGGTGCGCTTGGCGGCGCCTTGAAGTTAGGCACACTGGGCACAGCGGCTCTCAGCGGCATTGGCACGGCGGCGATAACAGGTGATCTAAAACGCGGGTTGCTGGCTGGCGTTACCTCCGGCCTGACCGCGGGCATTGGTGAAGCATTTGCTGGTGCGGATGCGGCGGCGGATGTAGCAACCACCGGGGTTGATACGGCAGATGCTGTAAGGGGCACGCTAGACCTGACTGACGCTACGGCACAATTGCCGCTTGGAGACCTTTCTGGCATCGATCCGGGCCTTATTGATCCTGCGGGCACCATGCAGGGAGTAACTCAGCAACTAGGCGCTACCAATCAAGGATTGACTGCGATAGGTGCCGGCCCAGATAGCATAGCCTCACAGCTTGAGCAGACGAGCCGAGCGGTTGCGTCCACAGCGCCAGCGGCGGCAACACCCGCAGACCCAACGATAAGCCAGCAGTTGTTTGGCGGGGCAGAGGATTTTGTAAATCGCGGTATTGGCTCGCTCGGAACCAGTGGACAGCTTGTCGGCGCAATGACCACCGAGGGCGTGTCACAGCAAATGCAGACCCAGCAGGACTTTGAGCGCCAGCAACAGCGCATGCGGGAGGAGTCAGAGGCCAAGCGGCGTCAGGCATACGATGACCTGCAAGGCGCCTATGCAATGGCCCAGCCCGGAGCACAAACAGGATACAGCCCATACCGCTCTATGATGAGCAGGAACACTCCTCCGCCCATGTACGCGGCTCAGGGCGGCGTAGTGCGTATGAGTGAGGGCAATGTCGTTGACCCCGAAGACACCGGCCCCCCCGGCCTGATGACTTTTGATGCTTGGCTTGCCGGTCCCGGCGCGGCGTATGCTTCGGCCTCGCCGGCAGAGCAAGCGGCGGCATATACGACATTTCTACAGAGTCAAGGTGCTGGAACCGGCATGGGCACCACCGGCAACGGCACTACAAACAAC